TTTAGCAGTTGCTGGTACCGCTGTTAACATCACTACGGTTGGTGTAGACAACGCAGGTGGTGTAGAATTCCTCGTTACAAGCGTTTCCAATCCTTACACTTTCCAATACACCGAAGATGACAACGCTAATCCACTGAACGCCGCTCAAGATTTCGCTGGAGAAAATAACTTCTACTGCGTTCCTTTGAGCACAGGTGAGCAAGCAAACACCTCAATCGAGGACGTTTACATTCACCCCGTTCTGCAAACTGGTCAGTCATACGCCACTCTGTACAATGGCTACACGGTTGTGGAGCTCCTTGAGCCTTCTTCCGATGTTCCTAATAACTTGTGGAACTTCAACGCTGTCACAGGTGCTGATCTTATCAATGAGGCTCTACGCGGAATCAACAATGGTGGCGCACCTCAGGCGGTAGTTGTCGAAAAAGGTATCGATAGCCACGCTCGCCTCTTCTTGGAATCTCAGTTCTACAGTACTACTCAAGGTTTCCTAGCATATTACGCACCTTACATCAAAAATGATGCGGGCGTATTTGTTCAGCCAACCCCGTTTGTCACAGGACTAGCTATCCGCCGTTATCGCGATTCCGCTGGTGGCTTCCGTCTGCCTCCTGCAGGTGCTAAGTACAGTCTGGCTGGAGCGCGCGGGGTTCAGATTGCTATCACGAATGCTCAACAAGAAGTCAGCAATCCACAAGGTCTTAACGCCCTTCGTCAACTGCCTGGCTACAGCACCACCGATCCTGACACCGGCGAGACCTTCGGTCCCGTATTTGTCTGGGGCTCACGTACCAGGGTCAACCGTGGTAATGCCGAGCAGGCGCTGTATCAGTTCGTGAATACCCGCGTGATTCTCGACGTGATCTACGGCACGATGCGCCAAGCATTCGACGGTCAGATCTTTAACGTTATCGATGGTCGCGCTGTAACGTTCAACCAAATTCGTGCAATCGCTCACAACACACTCTACGAGAACTTCTACGTCCCTGGCGCCCTCTTCGGTTCCAGCCCAGCAGACGCTTTCGAAGTGGTCTGCGACGAGCGGAACAACTTGGGAGGCGCTCTCGAAAATGGATACGTAAACGTAAAGATCTTCGTGGTTCCATCCCCTACTTTGGAGCGTATCGAAGTCGACTTAGTTCGCGTAGGAATCGGCGGAATCTCTACGGCTCTTGAGGCCGCTGGCGTAGCCTAATTCTAATCAATACGGAGATCAAACATGGCTAAAAAGCGCCTGGCATTCGATGTCGAGGAAGATCTTCATTCCCTTCTTAAACAGACGGCCGCAGAGCAAAACATTTCATTAAGTGTTTATTGCTCTGGTCTTCTTCAGTCGGGTGTGAATGCTCCTAAAAAAGAAATCAATGAGGTAGACCCGAGTTCATATGCGAGTCTACCTTTGGACCAATTACGAAGTGAAACTAATCGGCTTAGTACCGACCGACCAAAAGGTTGGGAGACGCTCGTAAGAAGAATCAATGCTGAAATTGTGAAAAGGTACGTTACCTGATGCCGAATATCCGAGGTTTTACATACCCGCTCCAAGTAGAAAATGGTAGTCTAATGCTTGCCGAAGACGCAAGTATTGTTGAGCAACAGATTATTTCTGTGTTAGAGACAAGACCCTTTGAAAGGATTATGCGAGCGGAGTACGGTTTGCCAGATGACACATTCGAGACTCTGAACCCGTCCGCTATCGATTCGAAAATTTCAGAAGCTATTTTAGAACAAGTCGGCGGAGTCTCAGACTTGTCTGTTCGCGGAAGTTGGACTGGCGGCGAGAACGGTCTTTATGTTATAGATATATTATACACGGTCAATGGCACGCCTCAGCCGCCATTGACACTCTCTCTGGTTATCTGATCGAGGTATGAACTATATCAAACACTATATTCTTTTGATGAGAAAAGCTGAGAGGCGCGGTTGGCGCAAGACCACGACTCCTGTCTACGTAGAAGGTCATCACGTATTTATGACATCCGTCTTTGGAAAAAGTGACCGTCTAGCGTATTTGACAGCAAGAGAGCACTTCGTTGCACATCACCTCCTTTGGAAAGCTTTTCGAAAACGGTATGGTGTAAATAGCTCTAAAACACGAAAAGCAGCACTGGCTATTTCAATGATGACTCGCGCGAACGATCAACAAACAGGTAGATTGTCCTTTTCGGCTAGGGAATTTGAACTCATAAAATTGGCTCGGTCTGAAAGCATGAGCGGTGATAATCATTGGACTAAGCGATTAGGACGAATAAACCCTCTCGTTATGCTGAATAAAGACCCCGAAAGAGCTAAACGACTTGGTAAGTTAAATCAAATCACGCAAAGGGAACTTGTTGATTCTGGCAAACATCATTTTGTTTCTCCAGAATTCACCGAACGAGTTCGTCAACGAATGCTTAGCGGTCTCGCAGTAGAACTTGGGAAAAAGACCAAAGGTAAGTTGTGGTGGAATAACGGAGTAGATCAAGTGCGATCAATGGTTTCTCCTGGTGAGGAATGGATTCGCGGAAGACTACCTTTTAGTCGGCGGAGGACAGACTAGTGGCCCGACGGTTTGACATACCGCCTATCCCAAAGGGAGACGTCGCGGCTTATAGCACAAATCCTTACGCTCGCCAGACGATTTACGGGTACTATCCCGGGCTTTTTAACGATCAGTCACCAACAAATCTTGTTGTTAGACCAAATGATGACCTTCTGATCCAGAAAGGAGGCATCTCAGCACTAATCGTCTATCAGCGCCTTCTTTTTGATCCGAACGTTCAAGCGGCATGGATGAAGGTCCTTCAGGAGATCACTTCTCGGGATCTGATTGTCGATCCGGCGAGTGACCTTCCTGGTGATATCGCGGTTAAGGAATTTGTTGAGGAAGAACTAAAAGACCTGCCGATGGATGAGATCTTTCGAGGTATGCTTGAAGCGTACATTGTTGGATTCTCTGTCGGTGAGATCATGTGGAGACGTACGGCAGCGGGTGTAAAAGCCTACGACGTACGGCCGAGAGACCCACGCCGCTTTCTCTTCGCTGTGGACGAGAAGGCTGACATGGGCTTCTCGATGAAGATGGTGACGTACGCGAATACCCTTGTCGGAGAGGATCTTCCCGCGCGAAAGTTTATTATCTTTCGCTATTGGACTCAGTCGAACGGTGACCCGTATGGCTGTGGTCTTGGTCGCACTCTCTATCCGATCGTTAAGTTCAAGCGGCGAGCCCTCGAATCTCAGCTCCTATATAGCGATCGCTACGCGAATCCTACAGCCGTAGCTAAGGCTCCATTAGCAGCGACAACTCAGGAGATTGACGCACTTTACAGCCACCTCGTAAACCTTTCGCAAGAGACCGCACTCATCCTTCCAGAGGGATACGACCTCGAGTTTATCAATCCACAGGGATCGCCAGACACCTTTACGCAGTTACGGGAGTCTCTTGTCAAAGAGATTAACATGTTGGTCGCAGGTGAGGATGAGACTGGCAATGCGGATGCGGGATCGCGAGCCTCATCTGAAGTCGCGCTTCAAGTGCGGGAGGTTCGAGCAAAAGAACTTGCTGAACTTCTGTGTGAGACTCTAAACGAGACTCTCGTACGTTGGATCGTTGACTTAAACTTTGGTACGAATGTTGTCGCGCCCAAAGTCTATCGGGACTTCAAAGTAAATGAAGGAAGTAAGCTTACCATGAGCGATGTTAGCGTACTTATCTCGCAAGTTGGGTATCGCCCGACCAAAGAATGGATCGAAACGACCTATAAGGTTGAACTAGAGGATAAAGAGGAAGCGACGGCAGTGGAAGAAGAAGTAATGTCACCGCCCGAGACTGAGACTGAGGCACCGCCGGAAGAAGAACTGAGTGATTCAGCTCTCGATGAGGAAATCTCCAAATTAGAGGCTGAGCTAGAGACAAAACCTCCAGAAGAAGAGAGTGAAGATGATGAGGTACTGGACGAGCTACTCTCCGATTTAGAAACCGCGCCAGCATCTGACGAGTCAGAAGACGACGAATTGAATAAGTTAATCGATGAGACTGAAACCAAGTGAATAATCACACGACCGGGGTAAAATGTTATGGGGTCACCCTTGCTAAAGTAGATGATTAAAGAAGTTCACATCTTCAAGGCCGGAAAACAAACATCGGCTCAAGGCGTTACGCGGGACTTTACCGTGGGTGACCTTAAAGAGATCGCTAATTCGTATAAGCCCGAGCTTCATGAAGCTCCGATCCGCATCGGGCATGAAGACAATGACAAAGTTCCAGCCTGGGGTTGGGTGAAAGGTGTGAAAGTGAGAGGTGATGAACTTTTTGCTGAGATCGACTTCTCCCCATTAGCCTCTGATTACGTACAGAACGGGCTCTACAAAAAAGTAAGTGCCTCTTTCTATTCTCCTGACTCTAAAATCAATCCTGAGCCCGGAAAGTGGTCCTTACGCCATGTAGCCCTTTTAGGCGCTCAACCGCCAGCTGTCAAAGGCCTTAAAGGCTTTGCATATGAAGAGTCTACTGACGGAGTCCTTGACTTCGCTGTAGCTCTGTCACCAGATCAAGTATTCGATAAGGAACTTGGTCCAACCCTCAAGCGCGACCTCGGTCCGCTTGAACTCCTTAAAGAAAAACTCGACGAGGCACGCACTCAAATGATTGAAGAAACCGCTCGTAAAGAGCCTGAGCAAATCGAAGCTCCACAAGATGAACAAGCCGAAGAAGCTCTATTCGGCGAAGGTAAAATGTCCCACATGGGCATGATGGCTAAAACCAAGAAAAAGCCAATGATGGGCGGTAAGCAAGGTCATGAGGGCGATGACGATGAGGAAGATGAAGATTCGATGATGGCCTCTGAGATGGCTGACAAAGATCTTCCCGACCCGCTTAAGAAGATGGCCGCTAAGAAAATGGCTAAAGCCCGCGGAATCTCGGAAGACGAAGCGATGGGCGAAAAGGATTCTGAGGACATGGCATCCTGCGGCTCAAAGGATAAGAAAATGAGTTACGAAGAATCTGATTCCGAGGAGCACGGTGAGGTTGAGACCGCAGACGGAGAAGGTCCTGTGGCTTCCAAGGTAAAGAAGAATGCTAAGTCCGGCGCTGCTGATCCTCAAGTTGAAGAGGATGAGGAGAAGTACGACGAACCCACCTTCGAGGCTGGTAAGAAGAAGCGTGGTACTGATCACCTGAATGCTTCCGATGTAGGTGCTAAGGAGACTGAGGGCGGCCCTGGCGGTCTTATTCGCACCCGATCCACCTCCAAAGGAATCAATCTCGGTTATGAAGAGGTTGATGAGGATGAGCTCGAAGATGATGACGAGCAGCATATCGAGACTGACAACAATAAGTATGTTAGTAAGACGACAGAGCCTAGGCGCGGCAAGGACGGATTGAAAGGCCGTAAGACACAAGATCCTTACAACGACCAGTCGGGTCGTGGCGAACTCGGTAAAGCCGGGGTCGAAGGCGAGACCGACCGCGGTATGAAGGGAACTGGCAAGGAGGAGGATCGCTTCGCCAAAGGAAGTGATGGCGGGGAGATGGAGAAGAATTACGAGGATGCAACAACCGGAAAGTCTTCGGCTCAAGACGCCGACCGTACCAAAACCGGCAAAGGTAAGGAGATTGCTGGCTATCCTGACAAGTATATGACGCTTGGTTCACAGAAGGGCGGCGGTAAGCAGATCAAGGGCGGTAAGGTTCGGGTCATGGAGATCAATCACTCCGAGTCCGATCCTCTCGCAGCTATGATGGCGCGCCTCGAAGAACTCGAAGCGGCGAATAGTCGCCTTCGCGAACAGGCTGAGTACGCTGAGCGTCAGACAAATCGGATGCGCCTCGAGCAATTCACCGAGGGTCTGTACGATGCCGGAAAACTTACTGAGGCTGTCGTATCTCAGGAGAGCCTTGTGGATTATCTGGAAGGTCTTGAGTATGGCACGCTCGAGTTTGCTGAAGGCGAAACTGCTGCTTCGCCACTGATGGCTATCCTGGAGAGTCTGCCCGCTCAGGTTTGCTACTCCGAAGTGGCAGGTGGTGACGTAGCCGTCCGTGAGGAGGATCTTGATCCTCACCAGCGCGCACTCAAAATCTCCAAGGAGGAGGGCGTGGATTACACCGAGGCTCTAAAGCAAGTTCTCTTCTCAACCTGACGCGATGGAACTTCTGACCTGGATCGGTCAGGCAGCTAAGCGCAAACGCGACTATATCGAACGCGCCGAGGACCTGGCCGATTCAATGGCCTCTCTCGAGAAACTAGAGGACGAGATGAGCGGGAGGGCGAGTCAGCTCTCTCGCAAACTTGCCGCAGGAAAGATAACTTTCGCCGAGTTCCAAAGAACAACGGCGGAAGATGTTCTCATATCCGCACTCACCGCTGTGCGTCTCGGTCGCGGTAAACAGTCAAAGTTATCTGACGCCGCCTATGCCGAGGCGATGGGCCAAATGCAGTATCTTTGGAAATTTTTCGAAGATATCAGGAAAGCGCTCGACCAGGGTAAAATCGAATACGGTAAGGTAGATTTCGCCACAGCAAGCGAGATTGAGGAAGACATCCTTGGATTGATTCCTGAAGATGACATGAACGCCGAACCGGGGAAATCAATCCCAGCCACTTGGTCCGGTGTTAGAGCAAGACTAGATCGCTATCTTGTGACTCCGGCCTATCGTTGGTATAACGCGGGCGAAATGACCCGTAGTCAAGAATTAGGCGCTAGCGAGATGAGGCGGGTAGCAAAACGCGATAAACGATGCTGCCGTGACTGTCTCGACTACGACGCCGCGGGCTGGCAACCCATAGGCTCCCTACCCGTGCCTGGAACCCGCTGTAGATGTCTTGACAGATGCAGGTGCCGTTTAGATTTTCGATAACGGGTAAATCAGAACAAAGGCCGCTTCAATACGAAGCGATTAAATCTCACTTAATAAAGATACAAAATGTCTACACCCATTTACGGCAAGCAATACATCCGCTTCGCCGAAACTTTCCAAGTCGCCCAAGGCACTGTTGTCAACCAATTCCGTGTGGTTGAACTCGCTGCCGCTCCTGGCTCACACCCTCCTTTGCTTGTTGAGCAGTCTAATGGCGGCGCCTCAGTTGGCGTATCGCAATTCACGCTCAATGACAACGTTCCTCCGACCGGATTTGCTACCGACGAGACTCGCATGTTGAGTGTCGCCACAGCAGGTTTGCTACTCGTTGAGTCTGACGGCACTCTCGCAGCTAATGACATTGGAACCGCTCTGGAAGTGGTTGCTGGTGGACTCGCATCTGATGCAGGCACAGGGGGTTCTACCGCTGTGACTATCAACGGTACCACTCCGACTATCCGCGACGTGCTGAACATCGGCGGCGTGGAGTTCGCTCTCGTCAGCTTCTGATCCTGATTACCAAATCTTGGCTTCCGTGATCTATCACGGTGTAAGCCCAAGACCTCCTCATACCTTCTGCAGAAGGAGAATTAAAGCAAATGATGAATCGATAGGTTCCTTCGGAGAGTGATCTCCGTCGAAAACCGGGTGAATTGCTGGAACCCTGAAATGGGAATCAGCAGCGAAGCCACAGAGGGCAAAGATTCTGTGGAACGTTCAACGACTAGATGGATGAGTCCCAACAATAACTCCGTCCACGAGCGCCCGGCTCCCGAACAACTGCAGAGAAGTTCGGGATGATGATATAGTCTGAGCTCACAAGAAGTCAATTGTGAGAAGCAAGTGGTAAACTCGCTTGCGGTAACAAATCTGCTAAGAGACACCTACGGCGGTGTCGATCCTATCCTTACAACCCTGGCTCAGGGTTTCATGCTTCCCGAGACTTCGATCGCAAACTTCATTGCGCCCGTTGTTGACACCCCTACCCGCGCTGGTAAGATCCTGCGTTTCGGTAAGGAAGCATTCGCTATTCAGGACTATCGCCGCGCATACGGCACCAACATCCCAGCTGTTCAGAGCCGCTTCGACACCGATGCTTATGCTCTGCAACAGGAAGTGATCGCTTGGGAACTTCCTGAAGAAGTGATTGAAAACGCAGGCGAAGGCCCCGCTCAAGTTGACCTCCGCGCTATCGAGACTCGCAACGCGATGTCCCGTCTGATGAATAGCTACGAAGTGACTGTGGCTGAAGCCGTAGCTACCGTGGCCAATTACGAGCCTTCGACTGCTAGCAGCCTAGGTCTTGGTTTTGCCGACTGGACCACTTATGCCGCAGCCGCTACCGCTCTCGGTATCGCTGATGGTGGCAACCCCTGGGGTACCGCTACCAACAACCCGATTGTTGACGTTCTCAACTGGAAGCGCGCAGTTTCTAACCAGATCGGTATTCGTCCTAATGGCGCTGTTATCGGTACTGCCGTATTCGATAGCCTGCTGACCAACCCCGCGATCCTGGAGCGCATCCAGTTCACCACCGCCGACTCGATCGACGTTGACGTGCTGGCTCGCTACTTCGGTCTCGAGCGCGGAATCCGTGTGGCTGAAGGACGTCGTCTGAACGATCTTGGCGAACTGCAACCCGTGTTCCCCGAGAACGCCATGGTGCTGTTCTATAGCCCGCTATCTGCATCCGATTCC